AACGAATTAACCGATATGGAATTTGACGAAATTAGTCTTGTCTCTAGACCGGCCAATCAATTAAGCAAGGTCGTATTATTCAAATCAGATACGGATGGAGAATCTATGTCATTAGAAGAAGAAACTCTTGACTCAGAATATACCGACCTTGACAAAGGCATGGGATATGGAAAAACCATGAAGGGTAATATGAAGAGCAAGATGGAGATTGAAGAAGAAGAGGAGGATGACGAAGAAATGGAAAAATACGGAATGAAGAAAAAAGTCCGTAAAGAAGATTCTGTCGTTGAACTCCCTTCAGAAGTATACGAATACATTGAAGCGTTAGAAGCGAGCAATGCAGAATTGTCTGATGCAGTTTCAAAAATGTCTCAAGAAGAACTATACGAAGATGATGACATTATGAAATCAGCAGACCCACGAATTGTAGAGTTGGTAAAATCTGCCGAAGATCGTGCTATTGCAGCCGAAGAAATTGCTAAGTCAGAACGTGCTTACCGAATGGAACAAGAGTTTATTTCTAAAGCACAAGACTTGAACGCACTTCCAGTTGATGCCGAAGAATTTGGCAAATCTCTTCTGGAAATTGCAGAAAATGTCAGTGAAGAAACTTTCAGCTATGTGAGTAAAGTCCTAGAAGCTGCAAATGAAAGCATTGGTAATAGTTCACTTTTCCAAGAGGTTGGTAAATCATCAGTTAATGTTGATGGACCACTTGATGAAGTGAGCAAGGCTGCTGCTGCCGTTAGGCAAGCACATCCTGATCTAACAAAAGAGCAAGCAATCGCTAAAGCGGTTGAAGAAAACCCATCACTATATGACACTTACAGGAGAGGTGAATAAATAATGGCATACGAAGCCTCACAACCGCTCAAGATTTCATTAGAAGCAGCAGCCGATCTCTCGGCAAAGCAATACTACTTCGTGAAAACTGATGCAAATGGAAAAGCAGCAGTATGTGCAGCAGCAACGGACCTACCTTGCGGAATACTCCAGAATACCCCAACCAGCGGACAGGTTGCTGAGATTGTGGTAGTTGGAGTTAGCAAAGTAAACAGTGACGCAGCACTAAACGAAGCGGACTTAATTGGACCAGCCGGAGACGGTCAGGCCGATGCAAAAGTTCCTGGGACTGACACAACAAATTATGTTGGCGGTCAAATGTTAACAGCAACCGGCGGTGCAGGAGTAATCGGCACTGCCCTTATCAATTGTGCAGCTCCTGTACGAGCAGCATAGGGAGTTAGAAAATGCCACAACCAACCTCAAGTGATGTGCATGTAGATGCGATTCTGACAAATATCAGTGTCGCTTATCTCCAAAATGCAGCAAACTTCATTGCTAATAGAGTATTTCCTTCTGTTCCTGTAGAGAAACAGAGTGACAAATACTTCACTTATACAAAAGGTGACTGGTTCCGTGACGAAGCTCAACTTCGTGCGCCAGCCACTGAATCAGCAGGTAGCGGTTACTCGCTTTCAACATCAACATATAGTGCAAGCGTTTATGCGTTCCACAAAGATGTAGATGATCAAGTGCGAGCAAATGCCGATACTCCTTTAAGTCCAGATCGTGATGCTACGACTTTCGTAACGCAGAGAATGTTGCTCCGTCAAGAAATTGACTGGAACACATCTTATTTCACGACAGGAATTTGGGATACCGATGTAGTCGGTGGAACCAATTTCACAAAATGGAGTAACTACACATCGTCTGATCCAATTACAGATATTGAAACAGGAAAGTCAACCATTCTATCTAGCACAGGCTTTATGCCTAACACTCTAGTTCTTGGTTACGATGCTTTCCGTCAACTAAAGCACCACCCAGAGATTGTTGATCGTGTCAAGTACACATCATCCGAAGTCCCCTCCGAAGCTACATTAGCTCGGTTGTTCGGAGTTGATCGTATTCTTGTCGCACAAGCAATCAAAAACGCTGGTGCAGAAGGCGCAGCAGATAGCTTCTCACTATTACATGGTAAGAACGCTGGACTCTACTACGTTGCCCC